ACCTCCACTATTATATCATCTAATATTTCTGATATTGATTCATATTTTGCAACGATTGAAGTTAACGATACCTTTGTTAATGAAAAAAATATTATAGAACTTTATCTAACTCATGATGGCACACATTCATACTTATCAAATTATTCTTTAGAGACAAATACTAATTCTTCAATAGGAACATTTACTTCAAATCTTAACTCTAATATTTTATCTTTAAATTTTGAAAATGATAGACCTAATTCAATTTTAGTTAAATCAAAAATTGTTGGTTTTGGTAAAACAACATCTGGTATAGGTACATTTAGATTTAAAGAAGAAGATCAACCAGATGGTTCAGAAAATTCTGCAAGATTAGAATCTAATTTTGTGAGTATTGCTTCAACTGGTGTTATAGCAGGATTTACAACTTCAAAGGATACTACAGTTAAAAGTATAATAAGAGTATCAATAGGGGAAACGAGTGCTTTACATCAAATTTTAATGACTCATGATGGTAATAATACTTTCATAACACAATATCCATTTGTTTCAATAGGAGCAGACTCTGGAATTGGAACATTTTCATCTGAATATGATGGATTGAATCTTAATTTAAAATTCCACCCAGATTCTTCATTCATTGGAGTCGGTGATCTACAGATACAATCTTACAATGAAATTATTAATACAGATTTAGATTTAGTAAATACAACCCCAATTTTAAATTACGGTAAAACTAATGAATCCTTATCTCTTTTACAATATGATGCTTTGAATAGCAGTAGTTCAGATAATTTAAGTTTTCCTTTAAAAAATAACAATATCCCCATATTTTCCAAATTCTTTAATCCAGTAAGATCCGTTAATCTTTCTACAGGAGAATTTACTGTTACTAATAATTTTTTCAATAGAAATGAAAGATTAATTTATAAACCAGGTTCTTCAATAGAGGGTGTGGGAATATCATCACTGGTGATGTCAAACGGCAATCCTTTACCAAGTGAAGTATATGTAGTTTTACCTTCAGGCACGACTAACTCACCTATATTTCAATTATCAACAACTAAAGGAGGATCTCCTATTACATTTAATTCTTTTGGATCAGGAAATAGGCATCAGTTAACCATGTTCAAGAGAAATGAAAAAACTTTAATAACTCTTGATAATGTGATACAATCTCCAATAACATTTACCCCAATAACAACAACATTATCTGGAAATGTCAATGGTCAGGTATCAATATCAACTACAATATTATCTTTAGCAGGAATCTCATCAATAACTATTAAAGATTTATTAAAAATAGATGACGAAATAGTAAAAGTTAATAATGTCGGTTTTGGTACTACAAATGTAGGACCAATAACAAACACTGGAGTTCTAAACCTAGTAGATGTTACCAGATCTGTTGTTGGAACATCTGTATCAACTCATACAGACTCATCTACAGTTAGATTATTTAAAGGTGGATATAATATCGTTGATGAAAAAATATTTTTTACAGATCCACCCAGAGGGGCAGGTGTTACTGAAAAAGATGATTCTAATAGAGAAAGAGGAAGATCATCTTTTACTGGAAGAGTTTATTTACAACAAGATTATTCCTCAAATGCAGTTTTTGATGATGTTTCGACTGAATTTACAGGAATCGGTAAAACTTTTACAGTATCAATATCAGGAGTGAACACAACTGGTCTTACTACAGGAAGTAGTTTTGTTACCTTAAATGGAATATTCCAACCTCCAACGACACTTAAAAATCCAGATAATAATTATGAGTTCATAGAATCTGTAGGAATAACAAGTTTTGTATTTAGTGGAATATCATCATCTGACGGAACTCAAATCGTCAGTGATTTTGATGTTAATCAAAATCAATTACCAAGATCTGGGCAGATTATATCAATTGGATACACTGGTGGATTGGGATTTGCTCCTCTAGCTGGTGCTGCTGTTACTGCAGTTATTAATTCTTCAGGTGAAATTACTGCAGTTGGTGTAGGTACTAGAGATTTTCATGGATCTGGATATCGTCCAGAATTAAGTGAAACTGGTAATGGTATTATTAGCATTGGTGTTACTGATAGTGTTGGATCTGGTGCTGTAATTACAGCAACTGTTGGTATTGGTGGAACTTTAATTTTTTCTGTTGTTGATAGTGGTTCTAATTATACAAATCCAATAATAACAGCACCCTCACCTACATATGAAAATTTACCTGTAATTGGAGTCTCTAGAATTGGTTTGGGTACCACTACTGATACTGGAACTGGTTTACTTTTAAATATAGATGTTGGAGGTAGTAACACAACTGGCATTGGATCTACTTTATTTGAAGTTAAATCATTTGATATTGTGAGAACTGGATATGGGTTTAGAAAAGGTGATGTATTTAAACCCGTAGGATTAATAACTGATAAATCATTATCCTCGCCATTAAGTGAAGTTGAATTTACTGTAAATGAAGTATTTACTGATAGTTTCTGTTCTTGGAATGTGGGAGAATTTGATTATATTGATTCAATTAAAAATCTTCAAGATGGGGTTAGAACTAGATTCCCTCTTAATTTCAAGGGAGAATTGGTTTCATTTGAATCTAAACCAAGTTCAAATATTGATATGCAGGCCCTTATATTGATATTTGTGAATGGTGTAGTTCAAAATCCTGGAGAATCTTATATATTTGATGGTGGGACATCTTTCCAATTTACAGAACCACCCGATCAAAGTGATAATATTGTTATATTTTTCTATAAAGGAAAAAATGATGTTGATGTGACTTTTGTAGATGCTGAAGAATCAATAAAGGTTGGAGATGAAATACAACTACTAAAAAATAGTAATATTTCTAACGAAGATCAAAAGAGAAGGGTTATAGCAGGTATAGTAACATCAGACTTAATTGAAACTAATTTATATTTTGAAGAAGGTATTAATTCTCAAGTATCAAAACCATTGAGATGGATAAAACAAAAAACTGATAAGTTTATTAATGGTGAGTTAGTAACTAAGGTAAGACCTTTAATAGAACCCTTAATATTCCCAGAATCCAAGATAATTAAAGATTTCTCAACAAGTGACCAAGATTTTTATCTTGATAGTATTGGACTTGGAACTGATTCTTCTACCACACAGTTCTTTTATGAAGATCCAAATGAAATAGGTGTATTAATTATGGATGAGTCGATAACACCAAGGGAAGCTGATTTATCTGCTGTAATTTCTGTTGGAGGAACAGTACAATCCATAACAGTTAATGATGGTGGTGAAGGATATGTGGGAACAACAACATCAATTTCAGTTGGTGTGCCAACTACAGGTATCAACACACATGTTGCCACAGCGACAGGCAATATAACAGGTGGTGCCATAACTTCAGTTACAATTATAAATTCAGGAATTGGATATACTACTTCCTCTGTTCCAAATGTGATAGCACCTGTTCCAACAACTCCACATGAACTCATAACTGGTTTTACAGGATCAAGTGGTTTTAGTGGTATAATTACAGCAATAAATGTATTGAGTAGTTCTACCATAAAATTCTTCTTAGAGAAAGAATCTGGCACATTCACTGGATTGTCAAATGGAGATCCAATTTACATATTTGATACTGCTGTTGGAGCAGGTGTTACCTCTGTTGTGACAGCAACAGGTGCTCCTGTAGGAATTGGAACATCATTCTTTGATAATATATACTTGATTAGTTCTTATAGCACTACATCAAATACTGCAGAATTTATTGCAGGTATAAAAACAGATACTTCCTTAGTAGGTATTTCAACTAGTGGTATATCTGGTAGGTTCTCTTGGGGTAAATTAACTGGTGGTAATAGAAATCCAGTAGCAGCAGATCGAATATCGGTCACTGTTTCTGGAAAAACTATAAACTCTGGTTTATCAACTTTTCCAACTATACAGAGAAGAAATTCTGGTATAAGAAACACTGGTGCATTGCTCGATAAGAGTAGACCAGATTAAAGACAACTAAACATAGTATAAATATAAGAAAAAAACTATAGAATATAAAAAATGTCGGCAATTGTAACAGATCAATTTAGAATTAATAATGCAGGTAATTTTTTAGGGGATGTAAGTAATACCACAAATTCGTATTATGTTTTTGTCGGATTATCAAACCCCTCTGTTAATGGAGTGCCAAATGCGTTTGGTAGAAATGAAAGTGATGCAAAATGGAATGATGAAACCACTAGAAAAAAACCTGTAGATAGTATTAATTACTTAAATCATGTTAGGGATACTATGATTTTTGGTAAAAAAATCACACCTGATAATATTAGAAGGGTTGTAAGAAAGATAAATTGGGTTAAAGATACTACTTATGACATGTATCGACATGATTATAGTTCAGATAATCAAGCACCTAATGGACAAACATCAAGGTTATATGATTCTAATTTTTATGTAATTAACAAAGATTTTAATGTTTATATTTGTATTGATAATGGATCATCTGGCATAAACACAACAGGTAATGCATCTTTAAATGAACCAACATTAACTGGATTAGAACCATTTAGAGCAACTGGTACTACAGATGATGGATATCTTTGGAAATACTTATTTACAGTTCCACCAAGTGATATAATAAAATTTGACGCTACAGAATTCATACCATTACCTAATGATTGGGCATCATCAACTGAAACTAATATTACTAATATAAGAGATAATGGGAATTCTGATATTAATAATAATCAAATTAAAAAAGTATTTATTGAAGATGGTGGAACTGGGTATAAAAATTCTGGTGGTGATGGTATTGAGGTTAAAATTGTAGGTGATGGTTCTGGAGGAAGAGCAATAGTTCAAGTTGATACAAGCACCAAGATTAGTGATGTACAAGTATCAGTTGGAGGAAAAGGGTACACTTACGGAATGCTTGATCTAACGGATATACAACCATCTTCTCCTAATGCAAAATTAATTCCTATTATACCACCATCAAAAGGACATGGATCTGATATTTACAAGGAATTAGGTGCAGATAGAGTTTTAATTTATGCTAGATTTGATGATTCCACAAAAGATTTTCCAATAGATACCAAATTTGCTCAAATAGGTATTGTTAAAAATCCAACTGCCATAGGTTCAACTGAAATATACAACCAAACTCAGTATTCATCAATTAAATCTTTATATCTAGATACATTTCCATCTGCTTCTGATATTAAAATTGGAGATATAATTGAACAAGATGTTAAGGTTGTAGGAACTAGTAATACTATTGGAAAGGCAAAAGCTTATGTAACTTCTTTTGATCTTATATCAGAGGATTCAAATAATAAAATAGCAGTGCTTAAATATTATCAAGATAGATCATTGTATTTTAATTCTGGCACAGGAGATCAACAAGATACAATTGGCATTAATAGTATCTCAGGCGGTGCTAATGGTCAAATATATGATTTTTCTGATCAGGGTGCAATAACTGGAACTGATGGCACTAGCACTTATACTCTTGGTATTAACACTTCATTTAGTGGCATCACAACAAATCCAACAGGAACTAAGATTATTGATTTAGGAGTGGAATTTAAAAATGGTATAGCAC